AACAACGACTGGGTGTTCGGGACGCCCGTGCTCACGGCGCCGGTAAGCGGCGGCACGAGTACGGGGACCGCCGCGACGCTGCCGGCCGCACCGCCAGCCGCGCCCTCGCTGACCTCGCCACCCGCGCCCTCGACGGCGACGGGCACGCTCGCGCTCACCGGCATCGCCACCATGGCGGCCGGCAGCACGATCGAACTTCCGGCCGGAACTGTCACGGCCACGGCTACACTGCCGGTCGCTGGCACGATCAACGGCGCTGGCATGGGGAAGACAATCATCGACGGCACCGGGCCGCTCACCCTGTCATACGGCAAGGCACTCCTTGTGCCTTTGGTGCCCGGCACTGTGATCGCCAACGTGACGCTCCAGAACGCCGCATGTAGCGATAACAACGGCGCGGGTGTGCGCGATGCCGGCGATGGCATGGGCGGCGCGCTCTATCAGGTCGAGATCACCGGCTGCCAGGACGGAATGTTGACGTTCGCGAGCGACTGGAACCTCGTCAACTGCAGCGTCCATGGCAACGGCTTCGGCGACGGCCTGTCGCACGAGCTTTATTTCAGCCGCGGCGCGAGCACCGTCCAGAACAATACCGTGGCGCTGACCAATACCAATGCGACGTGCGGGCCGAAATCCACGCACGCGCTCAAGAGCCGCGCTGGCACCACGATCGTCACTGGCGGCGTGCTCACCGGCTCCGCCGATCCGACCGGCAATATCGGCGGCTCGGTGATTGACATTCCAGACTGCGGCATCGCCGTTTTCAGCGGCACCACGGCAACCCTCGCGGCCGGCACTGCGAATACCGTGTTCGTGAGCTACGGCTCGGAAACCGGCTTGAACCTGCCGATCGGCAAGTCACTCACGCTCTTGAATTTCGTCGCGAACGATCTCAACGGCAAGGGCGGCTCGTTCGAGGCCGGCCCTCAGGCGATCGGCGCCACGCTCACGCTGGCGGGCTGCACCTACACCGGCCCCGTCGCGCCGACCTTCACGGGCTGGGCGAGCGTCATCGGAGCGTTCACGAAGGCAGCATGAGTGACGCCCTTACCAACCTCGACCTAGCCGGCGCCGCGCTAGCCTGCTACACAACGCCGTCAACCGTTGAGACGGGTGATGCTCGCGCGGTTGTATCGCTCATAAAGGGCGTCCAGGTAATCGCTTGTGTGGGCACGCGCACAGAGGCCGACTTGTGGCGCGACGTGTGCTCGCTGGAGACACGGAACGACCCCAACTATGGCCCGCTGTCAGATAGCTTCTTCAGCGAGGCCGAGCAACTGCTTTGGCACCTGTGGCCCCTTCTCACGCATGCTCCTGTAGCCGTAACCGGCCATAGCAAGGGCGCTTCGGAGGCGCAGGCGCTCACTCTGCTCTTGGCTTGCATGGGCCGAACTCCGGTTCGTCTGTGCGCTTTCGAGCCACCCCAGCTTGGCACGCTGCGGGGCGCCCTCAGCATCATACCCGGCGTCGCTACACGTCACCAGTACAGCGACTTTCTCGGTGATCCGATTACTGAGGTTCCTATAACGCGCGGGCATGCGCAGCCAATCACAACCCTACAATGGCATGGACTTCCTCCGTTGAACCCGCTAGAGTATCATGCCATGGCCGGCGTCTACGCTGCCATGCAACTCCGGGGTGAACCATGACCACGACCGTAATTGTAGAAGCTCACTGTGGCGAAAACACCGAGGTGCTAGTCACGGGCGGCGACCTAAACAAATTCGAGCCAGACTTCCAGTACGTCATATTCGACGGCCAGAAGGTCACCGTCTACGTGCATGATACTGTGGTGGTTGGCGTATACGAGCGCCCAAAGAAGGTATCACGTGATGCCTAAGCGCGCCTTTCTAGCCCTCGCGGCAGCGCTCACCCTCGCAACGCCGGCGGAGGCGCTCAACGTCACGGTTCAGCAGGGGTCACCCCCATACGCATTTGGGTCGCCGCCGGGCAACATCTTGTGCGTTCTTGGCGACAGCATCTACGCCCAGGGCTACAGCGCCTCGAATGGCACCGCATTTGCCGTCACCACCAACCTGGAGAGCCCGCGCGGCCCCGGCTTCTGGGCGACATTCTTGACGCATGGCGCCGTCATCTCCGGGTCGGAACACAATTACGCGGTCCCCGGCTACACGACGGACAACGTAATCGCCACGAGCCTGCCATTGATCCTCGCCGATCCTGCGTGCAGCGTCTATCTCATGCTGAACGCCGTATACAACGGCCTTAATGCTGGCACGACGGCCGCGCACGAAGAAGCAAACATGCTTCAGATTGTGCAAGAATTGCGTGCGAAAGGCCATCCGGTCATCCTCCAGGCAAACTTTGTCGGAGGCTTGACCAGCACGAAGCTGCAATACCAGTTGGCGACGAACTATTACGCGAAGACTGTGCTCGGGGGCCTTTCCGGTGTATATTATTTCGATAGCACGCGCGACAGTTGGCAGCAGCAAGGGGCAACACCAACCGCGTTATCTGGCTACACCTACGACGGCTTGCACCCCGAGCTTCTGGGCGCGTATCCCGCGTACAAGCAGCTTGGCCCGATCCTCAACCTGCTCTTCCCGCCGGCGCCAGAGCCGGCCAACGGCATCTGGAACGTCTATGACAGCACGAACAATATCCACGGCAATCTGATCGCTGCCAATTCGCCACTCACCGGAACCGGCGGCACGACGACGGGAACCTGCGTCAGCGGTAATGTTGCTACCGGATGGACGATACTGGCGACGGGCGGCGGCAGCCAAGACCTTAGTTCAGCGACGTGCGCCGGCAGCATCGTGACGAAGCTCGGTAAGGTGTTCCAGCAAATCGCTATCAGCGGCACCGCGACCGGGGACTACCATACCTTTGTCAGCTTCTACGTCCCAGTCACCGGAATGGTAGCTGGCCAGAGCTACCGAGCGGCGTGCACGGTCGAGCAGAACGCGCCAGTCACCAACATGGGTGGCCTGTCGCTCAACCTCTGGGTCTTCGACGGCACCAACAAGGTTCAAGCCGGCATGGGGGAAGACAGTTATTTCGGGGGAACCAATCTTGGGCCGGAGCCATCCTATTCGCCTGACGCTGAAATCGACAATGGCATGTTTGAAACCGACATCCTGGTGATACCCCCCGGCTTCACGACTTCATCTGAGCAACTTGAGTTCAACATCTTCTTTCAGAACGCTAGTTCGCTCACTGTGGCTGAAACAGTACGCATCGGCAATTGCGCCGTCTGGCAGTTATAGGAGATACCATGGCCGCTCCAGTAGTACACAGTTCCGACACAGCGCCCACCTCGGGCTCGCTGGCACTGACGGCCGGCGTAACCGGCGTCAACCCAGGCCGCGCGGTGCGCATCGACTGCACCACCACGGGCGTATGCACTTACGTCCTGCCAGACCGCTCTAGCATGGTGCTGCACCTGACGGGTGGCACAGTGTATGAGTTCAACGACGCCTGCACCAGCTTCACGGGCTGGACGAGCAGCGGCGTCGGCGCCTTTTACAACCTGTATTAGCATGTGGCCGTTCCGAAAACTCATTCCTCCGGCGACTGGGCCTTTGCCGGTCGTGGCGGGGGACATGCTGCTGCCGGAAGACCCGCGCCCATTTCCACGGCTCGATATAAAGGCGCGAGCCGTACACGTGGATGACGTGCATTCCGAACTTTCACCACGCGAGCGTTCTGAGGCGGAGCACTTCATAGCGCGCAAGGACCACGACGCGCTCATACGCCACGTTCGCACCTGGGGTAGGCGATGAACGGCGCCCCGATCCTTCCATCCTCGCTCGGCACGCTGCGGAAGATGTAGGCGGCTGACGCCATGGCCTGGAGCCTTATCGCGTCAATCGGCGCTGGCCTGACTTTAACAGGCGGAACAACGTCGGGCATAAATACCACCGGCGCCGATGCCATTTTCATCGCCGTTGGAGAGTATACTTCAAGCCCAACGGCCCCGACCGACAACAAGTCGAATAGCTGGACGCTGATAAAGAACGAGAGCGACGCAAATAGCGCCTCTGTCGCGATCTACGCTTGTTACAACCCGACGGTGGGCGCCGGCCACACGTTCTCTACGACCGCTCAGTACCCCTCTATTTCTGTCCTCGCCTTCAGCGGGGCCGCATCTGCGACGGCGGACCAGCAAAATGCCACTTCCGCTGCTGGAAGCAGTTTAACAATTCAGCCGGGCTCGATAACCCCCAGCCAAAACAATGAACTCGTGCTCTGCGCCTTCATCGACGACAACGGGGCTGGGATAACGGCAAGCATCGATAGCGGCTTCTCCACTCAAACCGGGTGGTTCGAGAGCGGCGTGTACGGCCAATCCTACCCCGTCGGGCTTTCATACCTGATCCAGACAACGGCCGGAGCGATCAATCCGACAATAACTTGGGGGAGCGCGCCAAACGGCGCTGCCGCAATTATTGCGTCTTTCAAGGCGGCAAGCAGCGGCGGGGGTTTTACAGCCTTGTTCCGCAAGTCACTTAGTGGTACAGGTAGCGGGGTTGGACGCCGGCAGCTTCAAGGATAGGGCATGGCTTACGATATTCTCAAGTCTTCGACCGAGAGTGCGCTGCTGTTCTTCCTGACGCTTGCCAGCGACCACATTTCGCCGGCAACGGGGCTGTCACCGACTGTCACCATTAGCAAGAACGGCGGGGCCTTTGGTTCCCCCTCTGGTGCCGTTTCTGAGATCGCGAACGGCTGGTACAAGGTCGCCGGCAACGCGACGGACACGGGCACCCTCGGCCCTCTGGCGCTCCACGCTTCAGTTTCGACGGCCGACAACTGTGACATGATTGTCGCCAATATCGTCGCCTTCGACCCGCAGAACGCCAACAGTCTCGGCTTGGCTGTGCTGCCTGCCACGGCGATCCCTGGCGCTAGCGGCGGCCTGTTCATCGCAGGCACGAACGCGGCGACTGTCATCACCACGAGCCTCACGACGCATTTTGTCGGCACCGTGGACACGCTGACGACATACACCGGCAACACGGTGCAGACTGGCGATGCCTACGCGCGCCTCGGGGCGCCTGCTGGAGCTTCCACGGCTGCCGACATTGCGGCGGCTAAGGTGAACCTCGTGACCCTCGTGGCTGGCGTCAACGTCAGCGAGATTGACGGCCAGACCGCTTCGGCCGCAGGCACCGTTACCTTCCCTGGCACGCTTGCGAGCCCGACCAACATTACGGCTGGCACTATCGCCACGGTCACGAACCTCACTAACGCCCCGACCTCGGGCGACCTCACCGCGACGATGAAGACTTCAGTGACGACGGCAGCTTCCGCAGCTACGCCGGTTGCTACTGTCTCCGGCGACCTCAGCGCCACGATGAAGACTTCTGTGACGACGGCAGCTTCGGCAGCTACGCCAGTTGCCACCGTCTCCGGCGACCTCAGTGCCACGATGAAGACTTCGGTGACGACCGCAGCTTCGGCAGCTACGCCTGCCGTGAGTGTTGGGTCCGGGGGCATAACCAGCACAAGCTTTGCTTCGGGCGCCATCGCTAATGCGGCATTCGCTTCCGGGGCGATCAGCGGGGCTGTGTTCGCCAGCGACGCCATGACGGTACTGGCTGCTGACGCCATCACTGAAGCCTACCCGACCGTTGGAGCGGGTCTGACGCTTGCCAAGGCGCTGTATAGCCTGCATCAGCAGGTGTACCAGCAGAGCATCACCACGACGACGATGACGATCCTGAAGCGGGATCAGGCCACCACGGCGAAGACCGCGACGATCAACAGCGCGACCGCGCCGACTGCCATCACTGAGGCCTCGTAATGGCTATCGGCGTAGTCATAACGCGTGGATACACGCCAGCGATTACTGTGGGTTTCATCGTAACGCGAGGGTACTCCAGCGGCGCAGCGATCATATCCACGGGGAGCGTGTGGTCTATGAAGAAGCGCGACCAGCCCGGCTTCGGGGCGAAACGTGGACCCGGTAGTGGCGGGGCGGTAGCGTAATGGCATCACGTGATACCGTTCCAGACCAGGAGTTGGCGGATACCATAGCGGGGTTCTACGAAGACCCGCTCGGCTATGTGATGTTCATGTTCCCGTGGGACACCGAGAAGTCGATCCAGATGGTCGAGCTTCAGGAGCCCTACAAATCGCGGTATAACTGTAAATATGGCCCGGACCTGTGGGCGTGCAAGTTCCTCGACGACTGGGGCGCCAAAATTAAGGAACGAGGGTTCGACGGCGAGCACGCGGTAGAGCCAATTCAGTTCGCGACTACCAGCGGCCATGGCATCGGTAAGACCGTTCTGGTAGCGTTCATCATCAAGTTTATCCTCGACACGCGACCGTATTCACGCGGCACCGTGACCGCCATGACCGACACGCAGCTTCGGACGAAGACATGGGCCGAACTGGGCAAGTGGCACAAGCTCTCGCTCACGGAGCACTGGTTCAAGTATAACACAGGGCGCGGGGCCATGTCCCTGACGAGCTACGAGCACCCGCAGACGTGGCGCTGCGATGCGCAAACGAGCCGCGAAGAGAACTCGGAGGCCTTCGCCGGCCAGCATGCGGCAAATGCCACCTCGTTCTACATCTTCGACGAGGCGAGCGGCGTCCCCGACAAGATTTTTGACGTTCGAGAGGGCGGCACGACGGACGGCGAGCCTATGACCTTCGACTTCGGGAACCCGACGCGCAACAGCGGGCGCTTCTTCGAGGAATGTGAGGGCAGGTTCAAGCACCGCTTCATAGTTCATCGCATCGACAGCCGCTCAGTCGCTATCACCAACAAGCACCGCATCCAGAAATGGGTCGAAGACTATGGCGAAGACAGCGACTACGTTAAGGTCCGCGTCCGGGGCATCTTTCCGGCGGCCGGCACCATGCAGTTCATCCCGACTGCTGACGTGGACGCAGCGATGGAGCGGGAAATCGTCATGGACCGCTCGGCGCCGCTCCTTATCGGCGTAGACGTGGCGCGGTTCGGCGACGACGACAGCGTGATATGGGCCAGGATCGGCGACGACGCGCGCTCCTTCCCGCCCGACTGCTACAATGGCCTGGATACGGTGCAACTTGTTGGGAAAATCATCGCCAAGATACAGTTTTTCCGAAATCTCGGCATGAAAGTCTCTGGTTTGTTCGTGGACGGCGGCGGCGTTGGCGGCGGCGTCGTGGATCAGCTTCGCGCGCTCGGTTACGCGCCAATCGAGGTCATGTTTGGCGGAGGCGCTACCGATAAAAACACCTATCGCTTCAAATCCGACGAAATGTGGGGCAATATGGCGGCGCGGATCAAGACGCACCTCGTTTTGCCGACGATCCGCGACAGGAATGGTGTAAAACTCAAGGAACAGTTGACGCAGCGGGAGTTTGGGTATACAAAGCTGGGGAACAAGGTGCATCTTGAGGCAAAAGCGGATATGAAAGAGCGGCTCGGAAGCGGCGCCGGCTCCCCTGACCTCGCGGATGCTCTCGCCACCACATTCGCAGCGGAAGTCGCGATTGCGCGGCCAGAAGAGCTTGCGGCAGCTTCGCGGGGCGTACAGGATTTCGACCCCTTCAAACTCGACTGGCTGAGGTCATAAAATGGGTGCTTCAACTCCTCCTGCTCCAGTTATCCCGGCGGCTCCTCCCCCGACGCCGACGCTCATGGACCCGAATGTGGCTAACGCACGGGCCGCCAACATTGCTACCGCCAATCTCCAGGGGCGAGCGAGCACCATCCTCACTTCCCCGCAGGGGCTCACTAACACGCCATCCACTCTGGCGAAGAAGACCGCGCTGGGCTCGTGATGGCGCGCAAAGGTCGCGTATTTGTAGGGGGCAAGCTAAAGCCGCCTCGCGTGGTTTCCGGCGTTGTGGTATCACGTGAGGCCAAGGTGCAGCACACTACCAAGCGGAGATAGCCGGTGTCTGACACCTACATGGATAGCTCCAACGTTCCGCTGGTGGATCAGCCGTACCGGGACCGTCTGGAGCGCCGTAAGGGGGCTCTCAAGCTGGAGCGAGTTGGCTTCATCCCGCACTACAAAGAACTGTCGCAGTTCATTCAGCCCCGGCGTGGTCGCTTCTTCATAGAAGACCGCAATCGCGGTGGCGAGCGGTACAATAGCATCATCAACAGCAAAGCGACTATGGCGCACCGCGTAGCGCGGGCCGGACTTATGGCCGGCTCCATGTCTCCCGCGCGCCCGTGGTTTGAGCTTGGTGTTGACGATCCGCAGCTTTCCGCCTGGCAGCCAGCGAAGGTGTGGTTTTCGACCGTCTCCGCCATCATCCGCAAGATTTTCAATGAGAGCAACTTCTACAATATGTCCAGCACGATGCTGGGCGAGATACTGTTGTTCGCTACGGGCGCCATGCTCCACGTGGACGACTTCGAAGACGTGGCGCGCTTCTACACCCTCACGGCTGGCAGCTACCTCATCGGGCAAGACGACCGCCAAATCATCAACACCTTGTGCCGCGAGTGGGAGCTTACCACGTCACAGTTGGTCCAGAAGTTCGGGCCGAAGGCGTGCAGCCCGCAAGTCCAGACCGCTTATGACAACGGCAATTACGATTTGTGGTGGCCCATTACCCACATGATCGAGCCGAACGATATGTACGACCCTGGCAAGAAGCTCAGCCAGTACAAGAAGTTCGCGTCGGTCTACTACGAGACCGGCATTCAATACAACGCAAACGGCAAACTGTTGAGCCGCAAGGGGTTCAGGGACTTCCCGGCCTACGTGCCACGCTGGGACGTTACGGCCGAAGACATTTACGGCACCGATTGCCCGGCCATGACGGCGCTCGGGGACATAAAGGGGCTTCAGATCGAGGAGCGCCAGAAGGCGCAGGCCATATCCCTTATGGTGCGCCCCCTGCTGAAGGGGCCAGCATCTCTGCGGAACGTGCCAATTGAGAGCCTCCCAGGCGGCGTCACGATTTACGATGGTGACGCGGGCAAGGATAGCCTCGCGCCGATCTACACGGTTAACCCGCAGCTTCAGGAAATGCGCATAGACATAGGCGCAGTCGAGGAGCGGATCGAGCACGCCTTCTACAACCATCTGTTCCGCGCCATTTCCGACATGCAGGGCGTGCAGCCCCGCAACCAGCTTGAGCTTAACCAGCGCGACCAGGAGCGCTTGCTGGAGCTTGGGCCGGTGCTTGAGCATATGCATGAGGAGTTCCTGGCGCAGGTGGTCAGCCGCACATTTGAGCAGGCGGTTCGGGCGCATATCTTGCCGCCTGCCCCAAAGGAAATACAGGGGCAGTTCGTCAAGATGAAGATGATCTCTGCGCTGGCGACGGCGCAGCGTTCTGTCAGCGCAGGCACCATCGAGCGGGTTACCACCTATGTCGTCGGGCTCGTGTCGGGCGGTTTCCAGCACGCGGCCGATAACTTTGACGCGGATGCTGCGGTTAATGAGTACGCTGACGTTACCGGCCTCTCTCCCCGCCTCATAAAGGGGGCGGAAGTCGTGGCTGCCGAGCGCAAGATCGCTGCCGATCAGGCGGCGCAGACGCAGAAGGCCGCACAGCTACAGAGCATGGCCGAGACGGCGAATACTGCTGCTGGCGCCGCTGCTTCGGCCACCAAGGCTGGCATAAACGTGCCTGCTGCGCTGGGCCAGACGGGGCTACAGCCGGCGCAGCAAGCTGTGCAGGCTCGCACGGGGACGAACCTCTATGACAGGCCGGGTAAATGAGCTACGACGACGACGAACAGGCGCGCTTAGACGCTGAAGCTGAGGCCAAGCGGCGATATGAGCTTGAGCGCACGCAGGAAGACGAGGATTTGCGCGCTATTGTCAGAACTACCGCCGGTCGCGCTTTCCTGTGGTCCTTGTTCACCATGTGCGGTCTATACGCTGACGATTTCAGGGGCGAAGACACCCATTCCATGGCCCGTGCAACAGGAAAACGCTCAATAGCGTTAAAAGTCATAGAAAACCTCTTTACAGCGGACCCCCATGCGTATACATTGATCCGAGATCAGGCAATGGCACGGCGTATAGCTCTGCTACACGTCGGCGCACAGGAGAAAAAGTAATGGCTGATGGGGAACGGGTTTTAGGCTTCCAAGAGACGCCGTTGGTTCCGGGGTCGGCGGTTGGACGCTTGGGTGATGCGGCGGCAGCGGCGGAAGCTGCGCTGGCATCACGTGATACCACGCAGGCTGCTGATCCGGTTGTAGCTCCGGTTGTAGCTGCGGTAGCTGACCCGGCGGTGGCGGCTACGGCTCTCGCGGCAGCTAAGACGGCGGCGGATGCGAAGAAGGCGACCGACGTTACCGCCGCAGAGGCGGTGCTGGCGGCAGCTAAAACCCCCGAGGAGAAGGTGGCAGCGCAAAAGGCGCTTGACATCCTAAAGGGGCCGACCGATACTCCGGGTGTTGCGCCCGAAAAATACGAGCCGTTCACGCTGCCGAAAGAGATTACCCCCGACCCGGCAGCAATTGCTGCCTTCGAGGGGGTCGCCAAGGGGTTGAATTTGAGCCAATCGCAGGCTCAGGCTCTCGTGGACTTCGATACGAAGCGCGCCATCGAGCAGGGAACGAAGGCGGCGGAAGCTCAGACGAAAGCCTGGAATACGTTGCTGGAGACGCGGCTCTCCGAGGCAAAAGCCGATCCGGTCATTGGGGGCCAGAACTGGGATGCGAGTGTTACTTCGGCGCGTGCGGCCATCACTGCCTTCGGTACGCCTGCCCTACAAGCGTACCTGAACCAGAGTGATGCAGGGAGCCATGTCGAGATCGTTCGGTTTTTCGCGGCCGTTGGGAAGGCCGTGCAGGATGACAGCGTACACTTCGGCGGCAAGCAGCCGCAGCCTGCTGACATTAGCCTCGCTAAGCGCCTGTTCCCGAACGACAAGTAGTCCCCAGCACGAGGATTAAACTCCCATGGCGACCCTCATCAATCGCAACCCGACCCTTCTGGACCTCGCCGCCGTCACGGACCCGAACGGCCAGATCGCGGCCGTTGTCGAGATTTTGAACCTCGTCAATGAGGTTCTGATCGACATGACGTGGATCGAGGGCAATCTGCCCACCGGCAACGTCTCTTCTATCCGCAGCGGCATCCCGGCCCCGACTTGGCGCCGCATGTATGGCGGTGTGCAGCCCAATAAGTCCACGTCTGTCAAGGTGACGGACAACACGGGCATGCTGGAGGCTTACGCCGAGGTGGACAAGGCGCTTGCCGACCTGAACGGCAACACCGCCGCGTTCCGCTTGCAGGAGAACCGCCCGCATATCGAGGGCCTCAACCAGCAGGCTGCGACGACCATCTTCTACGGCAACGAAACGTCGCTGCCCGAGAGCTTCACCGGCCTCGCGCCGCGCTTCAATGTCTCCCCCGGAAACGCCACTCCGGCGCCGAACTCTGAGAACGTGATCCTCGGCGGCGGTTCGAGCACCGATAATCAGTCGATTTGGCTGGTCGTCTGGTCGCCCGAGACCTGCCACGGCATCATCCCGAAGGGATCGACCGCCGGCCTTCAGGTCACTGATAAGGGTCAGGTCACTATCGAGGACGCGAGCGGCGGCTCTAATACCGGCCGCATGGAAGCCTACCGGACGCACTACCGCTGGGATATGGGCCTCACCGTCCGCGACTGGCGGTATGTCGTCCGCATCCCGAATATCGCCACCACCGGCCTCCTGTTTACCGCAGCGACGGGCGCTAACCTCCCCGACCTGATGTATCAGGCGCTGGAGCAAATCCCGAACCTCTCGGTCGGACGCCCGGTGTTCTACATGAGCCGCGCCATCCGCTCGATGGTTCGCCGGCAGGTCTCCTACGCGACCCGTGGATCGACCTTGACGATGGAGAACGTCGGTGGTCGTATGACCATGAACTTCCAGGGCGTTCCTATGCGCCGGGTTGATGCCCTGAACGCCGCCGAAACCCTCGTTTCGTAATCCCGACCGTCATAAGGAACGCGACCATGATCCTCGACACCGATAATGTCCTTTGCAAGGCCGCTGCGGTCGGCACGAGCACGACTACCGGCACCGCCATCGGCGACGTGATCGACCAGACCGTTTCCGGCCAGGACGAGCCGGGTAAAGTTTACCTCGTCATCAGCGTCACGACCGAGATCATCACGGCGGGTTCGGCGGGTGTCCTCACCTTCCAGCTTGCCTCCTCGGCTGCGGCGAATATGGGCACCCCGACGGTCCATCTCCAGACGCCCCCGTTTGTCACTGGAGCTACTGGCGCGACCACCGGCATCGAGGTTGGCGACTTCCTGTTCGTCTGCGGTCTCCCGGCCTCGTGCTACATCGGCGCGGGTCATCTGGCGACCTCGACGTACTTGCGCTACCTCGGCATTCTCGCGGTCATTACGACCACGGCGCTGACGGCCGGCGCGATCAACGCCTACCTCACGCTGTCGCCCCCGTCTTGGAAGGCCAAGAAGGCGGGCATCTAACCGGAGTTGGCGCTGGTATCACGTGATGCCGGCGCCAACCCTCTCATTCACAGGGAAGAGACTACGATGATCGTTTTATTGCGGGAAAGCTGGTTCGGCCCTGACGCCACCCTATACCCCAAAGATGAACGTGGCACCGTCATACCGGACCAGTTTCGGATACATCTGCCCAGCACGGCACGGGAGCTTTCGGAGGTACTGGAGGTTGCGCCTATCAAGCAAGCGCCGGAGCGCCCGCTGACCGCCCTCCAAGCCGCCGACCTTGGGCGCCAGCAGGCAGATGCGTTTGACGAGGCGGCTCAGAGGGCAGAACTGACGCGGGCGCAGAATGCACAGCGCCTCAAGGACGAACTCTCGAAAGAGAAGAAGAAGTAACCCCTAGCCCCCTGGAGCACGCCACATGGCCGTCCAATCCACCTCAGTTACTACCGCCATTGCGACCGTGCCGTTCGCGGTGTCGCCGGGTGAGCAAGTCACCGCCGGCCTCTCTGGCACGTACGCCATGACCGTCGTGCTGGAGGAAAGCATCAACGAAGACCCGAACGGTGCTTTCCAGCCCGTCGGCGAGAGCCCGAGCATCTACAGCACGGCAAATGCCACCGTCTCGCATGTCCATACCGTCGATGGTCCCCCGGTTGGCAGCGGTGCGGGCACTACGCGATGGATGCGCTGGCGCTTCACGAGTGTCACTAGTGGCACGTGTGTCGCCACGATGACGAATGGTGCGACCCCGCTCCAGGCTCCTGACATTGTGCTTAACCGGAACGTCAGCGTTACCGGCGACTTCCACACCGGCGCCGAAAGCGGTTCCGTCGCTCCTGTTGCGGGAGGGGCAGCCCTCACTCTCACGGCGGCCTTGCATGCGGGCAAGACGATTAACTTTGATACGGCGGCCGGAACGATTATCACCCTGCCTGCGGCAACCGGCACGATGGACGTTTACAAGTTCGTTGTCACCGTCGTTCCTACAAGCAACGACCATCACGTCCTGACGGCGCCTTCAACCGATCACTTGCGCGGGACCGCGCTGTTGAACGATAGCGCGACCGTAACCGGCTATGACGCCTACGCGGTGTCTACCCATACCGCCAACAAAATCCTGATGAACGGCACCACCACCGGCGCCCTGTCCATCGGCGACAGCTTCGAGCTTCAGGACATTGGCGCCGGCTGGTGGCAGGTCAGAAACTTCGTGGCGAACGCCAGCGGGTCCGCCGCTACTCCGTTCGTTCACGTCTAATCGGCAGATACCCCTGGGATCACGTGATCCCAGGGTCTTCCTCGGGAGCATGGCATGGCGGCGATTAGTCAAACGACCGTCTGCAACATGGCCCTCTCCCATGTCGGCGCCAAGAGCCATATCGAGAGCATCCAAGAGAAAAGCAATGAGGCCGACGCTTTCCGCTTGTGGTGGGACTTCTCGTTGCTGGAATGCCTCGAAAGCTATGACTGGAGCTTCGCGCGCACTCGCACGCCGCAGGGTAGCTCTCTTGCCCTCGACGGTGACGTACCACCCGACGAGTGGCAGTTCCGCTACCAGTATCCGGCCGATTGCGTGAAGGCGCGCATGATATGGAACCCGGTCGGCCCTACGGCTGACGCGGTGCCGTTTGCGCTGGAGCTTAACAGCCAGGGCGTGCGCACGATCCTCACGAATATGGGCAACCCGATCCTCGTTTACACGAAGCTTGTCACGAACCTTTCACTGTTCATCCCCATTTTCATCTCCTTGCTGTCGCGCTGCCTCGCGCAGCATGTTGCGTTCCAGCTTACCGGGGACCAGAAGATCGTTGACGCTCAGGTGGCACAATATGGCGCGCTCTTGCGCTTGGCGCCGGCCGTTGACGCGAACGAGATGGTGCCGTCGCAGCCGCGCGATGCCGAATGGATACGCGGTCGCACGTTTGACCCCAAGAATTACGGCTACCCCGGCATCCGGTATTAACCGATGCCGGTCCTTATCCAGCCCAGCTTTGCCCACGGCGAGGTAGCGCCAGCCCTGTATGGCCGCGTTGATACGACCATGTACCAGAGCGCGCTTCGTCTCGGGCGCAATATCGTAATCCGCAGCTTCGGAGGCGCCAGCAATCGCCCCGGGCTGTCGTTCGTTGGACCTGTGCGCGATCACTCCTACGACCCGCGCCTTATTAAGTTCTCGTTCGACGCTGAAGACCACGCCATGCTGGAGTTTGGCGACGAATACGTGCGCGTAATCGTGGACGACGCGCACGTTACTAACACGCCGGTTGCCATCACGGCCATCACGAAGGCGAACCCGTGCCAAGTTACATCGGCGAGCCACGGCATGAGCACCGGGGACGAGGTGTTCTTCGCCGGCGTAGTGGGGATGACCCGGCTCAATAACAATCGCTATCTCGTGACGGTTATCGACAGTGACAACTACACGCTGAACGATCAGGTCACGAACGCCGCCGTAGACACCACGGGAAGCTCGTGGGGAGCGTATGTCTCGGGGGGCACTGGAGCTTCCATCTTCACTGCGGTATCGCCCTACGCCATCGCCGACGTAGCTACGTTGAAGTATACGCAGTCAGCAGATGTCATGTCGCTGACGCACCCGAGCTACCCGCCATACGAGCTACAGCGCACTGGGACGAACACGTGGACGTTCGTGGCGCCGTCGTTCGAGCCTTCCATCGCATCGCCGACGACCATGGCCGTTGCGGTTGGCACGACTGGGGCGGTTACCCGCTTGTACACTGTAACGGCCTCGAAAGAGACCACGCTCGAAGAGAGCCTTCCGGGGCTGGATACAGCGGGAGCCGTCACGATAACTGGCATTACGGCAGCTAACCCAGCGGTCGTTACGTCAGCCAGCCACGGCCTATTGTCGGGCGATGTTGTGCAAATCGACGCCGTCGTGGGGATGACGGAGTTGAACGGGCAGCGGTTTACGCTCGGCGCCACTACGACCGACACTTTCGCCCTGCTGGGGGTCGATAGCACCCTCTATACCGCGTATTCTTCGGCCGGCACCGCGACACCGCAGTTCGTCCGCATCACCAATGGCGCGGTAACTGCTAACGACACCCTCACGTGGGACGCGGTGGCGGGCGCCATAAAATACTCAGTGTATTGTAATAACGCCGGGGTCTTCGGCTGGCTGGGTGATACGGCTGCGCTTACTTACACAAACACCAACCAAGCGCCTGACGCTTCGACTACGCCGCCGAACGCGAGCAATCCCTTTCTTGGCATTGGTAACTACCCCGGCGCAACCGGCTTCTATCAGCAGCGGCAAGTCTACGGCGCCACTAAAAACGCGCCCGACACGTCAGTTTACAGCCGCACCGGCAGCTATGACAATCTGAGCGCCTCGACCCCGGCCAATGATAGCGATGCGATCACGGCGACCCTCGCCAGCACCGAAGTCAATGAGATACGGCACTACCTACAGGGCACGTCCGACTGCTTGATCTTTACGGCCGGCGCAGAGTGGCAGGTAAACTCTGGCACTGCCGGGTTCTTTGGGCCGTCGTCCATACAGCAGTGGCCGCAGTCTACCTGGGGTTCCTCGGACCTCGCGGCCCCCATAATGCTCGGGCGCGTCATCTTGTACATAACAGAAAACCGGGCTTCGGTTCGCACTATGACATTCTCCTGGCAGGTCCAGGGGCAGGGCTATATCGGCACCGACGCCACTATCCTCTCTAACCATCTGCTTGAGACGTACCAAGCGCAGGGATGGTGTCTTGCCAAGTACCCGGACCCGATCTTCCACATAATTCGAGATGACGGTCAAGTTGTGTGCTGCACCTACAACGAGGAGCAGCAGATGATCGCGTGGGCACGCTGGGACACGCAAGGCAGCTTCACCATGACGGCCGCGCTTCCGCACAACGCTACTGAGATCGACGAGGCGGTATACTTCGTCGTCAAGCGCCAGATCAACGGTAACACGGTTCGCTTCATCGAGCGCACGCATAGCCGGCGCTTTGTGGACCCGCGCGATTGCTTCTTTGTGGACGCGGGCGTCTCTTATGACAACCCGCTGCCCATCACTGGGATCAGCTTGGGTGCCAACACTACTATCACGTCGGCCAGCCACGGCTTGACAACCGGCCAGTACGTAGACATTTCTGACATTCTGTGGCAGACGACGCTCGACGAGCTCGGAAACGCCATCGTACCAAACCAGTTGAATACCTACATTGGCTGGGATCAGAATGGCCCTGTGCCGAAGCCGGAAGGCGTCCTGCGCTGCCTCGTCGGCCCAACCACCACCGACACGTTTGTCGTGCTGGACCAGAAGACGGAAGCCCCGATCGTAAGCACCGGCTGGAACGCCTACCTTTCCGGCGGCAACGCGCGCCTACCGATTAACACGGTTACGGCTCTTGACTACCTCGAAAACACGGAAGTCGTGGTCCTGGCAGACGGCAACGTTATCGAGGGGCTAACCGTAACGAACGGCCAAGTCAATATCGGCCGTCTCGCCAGCCGCATCCACGTCGGGCTCCAGTATATCTCGGATATGGAGACGCTCGACATAGAAGCGCCGAGCGGCACGATACAGGGGCTATTCAAGAAGGTCTCAAAGGTGGTCGTGCGCTTTGAGAAGTCGCGCGGTCTCCTGATCGGCCATTCGGAGGTGCCCGAGGAGAGCACGATCCAGAATGACTTGATCGAAATGAAGCAGCGGTCCACTGAGCTTATGGGCGACCCGACCGCGCTTCTGACCGGCGACAAGGAGATCATCCTCGACCCGTCATGGAATACTAACGGCCGCATCTTCATGCGCCAGAAGTACCCGCTCCCCATGACCATCCTGGCGGTTATACCGACGCTCTCGGTCGGAGGCTGACCGTGGCGGAATACCAGATCGTGCCGGCGACCCGAGAGCACGCGGTTAAGCTGGCCGCCAGGATGCGCGCGTCCGACCTTCGGGAATTGCGTGCTCTGGGGCTCGACCCTTTCGTAGCTCTGTACGATGGCATTAAGGTATCACGTGATGCCGTTACCGGGCTGGTGGATGGCCGCGTGCTCGGCATGTTCGGGGTAGCTGTCTACGTGCCACTGTCGGATGAGGGCTGCCCGTGGTTCCTCGGCTCCTACGAAGTGCCGCAGCATAGTCGCGCGTTCTTGCGCTTCTGCAAGACGGGGCTGTCTCACATAGCGCCTCAATACTCATTGCTGGTCAATTACGTTGACGCCAGATACCCTGAAGCTGTAAGGTGGGTGCGCTGGCTTGGTTTTACTGTAGACGCGCCGGAGCCACGCGGCCCCCACGGCGTTCTGTTCCACCGTTTCTGGCGAGTGCGCGCATGATCTGGATTTGCCGAGTTCAGGAGACCATTGTAGCTGGGCCTGCGCTGCCGGCCATAGCCATAGCTGCCACGGTTGCTTCTACAGCCATGTCAGCTTACGGCGCCTACAGCCAGGGTCAGGCGCAGAGCGCGCAGGCCAAGTACCAGCAGCAAGTAGCGCAGAATAACGCTGTCATGAAGCAGCGCGCTGAGGTCTCGACCGCCAGCCAAGCGACTGTCACAGAGACGTACCAAGCTCTCCAAGACGCGGCGCTTAAGGGGCGCGAAACCGCAGCCGAGGGCGCCAGTGGCACCGACGTGAACCAAGGCAGCGCGTTGAATACCACCAGCAACACGGCGGCGGATGCGGTGCTGAACCAGAAGACCGTCGCCTACAACGCCTCTATGCAGGAATATGATGAAGCGGCGCAGGCCGACTACCAGCAGGGGCAGGCGGGTCAGTTTGGCGCCGCTAGCCAGAACGCACTCACTGCCGGAACCATCGGCGCCGCCGGGTCAGTCTTGAGCGGGCCGGGTTCTGTTGCGGATAAGTGGTACAAGTTTAACCAAGCTGGAGTTTCATAGCTGTGGCACAAGTTCCTGTTGAGCCAGTTCCGTCTGTAACTCCCAACGCCGCTCCCGCGCCGATGGCGAGCACGTCTGCTGATCCGGCGGCGTTCGGAGCGTTGAACGCTCAAGCCATACAGCGGGCTGGTGCTGGCCTAGGCAATATGGGGGACGCTCTCGGCAACATCGCCATAGCGAAGGCACAGCAAGCCGCTTCGATCATGCGGGGCAACGACTACTCGGCTGCGGCCACACAGCTTAATCAGGGTCTCGACGCGATCAACAAGACGCAGAATATGGGGCTCCCCAGCACTGTCCAGAACTTCGGGGACAGCGTTGACGCGACTATCCAACAGACCCTCGCTAACCACGGCGGCGGGCCGGCCAGTACCGTGATGCTGCAAAACCAGTTGTCGCAACTGAAGACCGGTCTAATGGCCCGCGCTCAGTCCATGTCGGACCAGTCCAACACCATTCAGGCGCAGACACAATTTCAGCAAGTTCTGGGGCCTGCGTCGTCGCTCGTCTACAACGACCCTACCCAGCTTTCCGGCGCTATGGCTCAAGTCACCGCCAAAGTCAACGATCAGGTGGGCATGCGGACGCCCCCCGAGGCTGAAGCCATTTTGCAGGGGGCAAAGCAGACCCTCATTACGAATGCGGTGCTCGGGGCGCTCCACCAGGGCGGCACGCAAGGGATTTTCCAAGCGCAGAACATTGTTACGGACGCCGCTAAGGCCGGGTTCCTCGACGCCGACACGCTCGTCAACCTAAACGGCCAAATTCACGCCGCCAACCAGTTCATGGCCGGCAAAGCTTTCGAGTACAACCAGCGCCCGAGCAACTTCGTTCCTGACAACGCCAGCGCCTATATCCATGGCACTCTCGATCCGGTGGACAGCCGGCGCATGGAGCTAGAGGTGCAGCAATTGGCGCTCCCACGCACAGTCATGGACCCGCAAAGCGGTCTCCCGATGACCGTGCCGGGCGTGGACCCTGGGTCAGACATGCGCGCTGCGCTGGCAGCGCACGGCATAATCTTGCCTTCCACGGCCGCTGCCGCCGGCTCACCCGCCGTGGGCATACCACAAGCGCCTGTGGCTGGCGCTCCCGGCGCGCCTCTTGGGCCGGCTACTACGGTCGGCGCTCCGGTAACAGCGCGCAATGCAGGGCCTCTCCCTGGCACTGTTCTCACGCCCGGTGATCCTGGCTACCAGCCGAACGCCAGCCCTGCTGGAGCGGCTCCTGTGCCTGTGCCAGCGCAAGGGCAGCCGGGCGCGGGCGCAACGCAAAACGAGACCCTCTACAGCTACGCCAAGAACGGGCAGGCCACTGGTGCCGGCGCCGAAGCGTCACGGCTGTTCTACAACTATGCGCCGGTTGTCGGGGGCGCCCTTGGTAGCCCCGCTGCCTCCAACGCCGAGACGGAAGTAAATGCTGTCAAGAACAACCTCGCCTCAATCTTCACGAACGCGAACATCGCCGGCGGCAATAGGCCTCCCCCGAAAGAGACTGAAGAAATCGCCAGCTTGCTTGACGAGTTAGACCCAAAAATGCTGGGCAACCAGACCGCGTATGTCACCACCCTGGCGAAGCTGGATGACGTGCTCGGCCAGATGCACGATGAGTACCTGGACCGCGCCGACCCGCACGGTGCGGGGGCTCCTATGGGAACAGACGTTCGGCAGCAAGCGGCTCAGATCGCCAACCAGATCACGCATATCCGCCAGCAACTCGGCGTACCTCCCCGCCTTACCCCCCAGCAGTCGTGGGCCATGCCGGCAGGCTCCGAGTTCCGAAAGAACAGCGGCCCCGAGAATGGCCAGATCAGCATCTCGCATGGTAAGCCGGGGGGTCAATAATGGCCGATCCAACTCTCCCCCCGCAAGAACAGTACACGGCGGCTGACGCTGCGGCTGACGCTGCTAACGCGGCGGGTGCGCCAGCCCAGCACGGCACTGTACAGATCACATTTCCTGGTGGGGCACCTCCCGCACCTCCCGCCGGGCCTAACACCTCGACCGCCGCCGTCCCAACGCCGGTAGCTGGCGGTGCTGCGGTTTCTGCCCCGGTGCCGTCACCCATAGGACCACCTGCGCCGATCCAAGCTCCGGGTGTGGCACCGGAGCGCGATGCCTACGGCGACCTCCCCGGCGAGGCTGCGCATCCCACGGTAGCTACGGCTCCGGCACCTGACGCTTACGGTGACCTCCCCGGAGCTACCAGCGCGGATGCTACCGCTGGGCAAAAGATGGGCGCCCTCGGCGAGGGTGTCGCTGGCGGGGCCATATCTGGCGGCACGATGATGGCCGGTATGACCAGCGGCATGGCAATAGGCGCTCTCGCTGGTGGCGGTGTATTTGACGCGGCTACCGTGCCGTTTGGCGCTGCCGCTGGGCTCGTGGCTGGCTACTACGCTGCTAACCGAGCGAAGGCGGGGCTGGGCATACCGGCGCCTGAGCAGATGTCGGCTAACGTGCGGCCATATGGCTACGCGGGTGATATGTTCGGCTCCGGCATGTCTATGGCCGGTGAAGTGGCTCTCATGGCGAAGGCTGGGGTGACGAGTTCTATTCCCTTCGTGCAGAAAATCCTCGGATACGCTCGCTACCACCCGGCGGCGTTTCTAGCAGGGGAAGCCTCCACCAACTTCGGCGCTGGGACTGGGGCTGCGGCCTCTGAAACGGTAGCGCCAGGCAATACGCCAGCTCGCATAGCCCTTAGCGTCGGGGGCGCCATCATTAACCCGGCCTTCTGGCTACAAAATGGTGGTCGCTTTGCAGCCTCCAAGTTCGGGTTCTACGGCAAGCTGCTGACGAATGCGGGGCAGAAGAACCTAGTAGCGGCGCGCGCCCAGGCTATAGCGCTATGGCACGGGGAAGACCCGCAAAGGCTGGCCGATGTACTGACGACGCCCGGCATCGCGGACGTTCCTGGTATCACGTCAGCCCAGAAGAGCGGCAGCCCCGCTCTCGCTGCCATGGAAAAGAGCCTCACCGACAGTAGCCAGAAGTTCGGCTCCTACCTCCATGGCCGAGCAAAAGACGCGCTGACCACGATGCGGAACGCCATGCACTTGCTCGCCCATGGTGGAACGCCGGCCGAAGTGACCGGCCATGCTGAGACACGGGCGATCTATTTCCGCACGCTCATACAGGGCGTCGTGAATGACGCGGTGGACACGGCAGTTACAGCCGCGAAGAAGCTCACGGTGGACAGCCAGCGCACGCGCGCCCAGCTTGGCAAGATTGCGCAGGATGCTGTTGCCAAAGCGCTGACGATGGCCCGCGCAGCCGAGAAGGAACTGTGGTCGAAGGTTAATAAGACCATTCCGTGGCAGGCCCCGGAGCATTCCATCGCCGCGTATAAACAAGTGGGGGAGGATGTTCTTCTCAAGAAATACGGGCAAGGGGTAGACCCTGTAACCGAGCGGTTCTTCGCTTCAATGATGGAAGAGCCGAACCCACTTGAAGAAGGCGATACGGTTTTCGGGGAAGGCGCCGCAGCCGAGCCGAAGACTACCTCGGGCGAGCTTATTAAGATGCGGGGTCATCTCTTGAACGAAGCTCGTATGCTCCGGGGCGCTACTCCGTCGAATGATAAGATGGCGCGTGTTTACGACGAGCTTGCCGATGGTGTCTTGAGCGACCTTAACGAGATGGGCGCCAAATTTGGGGATCAGGCTTACGACGCGGCCCGCCAATTCACTAAGGAATTGCACGATGCCTTCCAGCGCACTTTCGCCGGGAGCGCCACGAGTGTCACCCGCAATGGCTCCGGGCGCGTAGCTCCAGAAGAGTTCTTGGATAAAGCTCTCGGTAGCGGCGGCACTGGCGGCGACCTTCAATTGCAGGAACTTGAAGACGCCACGAAGTTCATGGCCCTGCACGGTATGGACAGCCCCGAAGCGCTCAAGAATGTCGGCGTGATGCTCAGCGCGCAGCAGCGGCTATTGCGCTTCGCCGCGAGTGACATCGTGAACCCCGTCACCAAACGCATCGACCCTCTGCGCGTGGCGAAGTTCATGCGCGATAACCAGAGCATCCTCGACCGCTTTCCCGAAGTGCGTGGCGAACTAGAGGGGGCCATGAAGGGCGAGCAGCAGGCGCAAGACGTGCTCAGCCATTTCGGCCCTGATGGCACCGGCATTGTTTCCAGCGACCAGCTTATCCTCGGCAAGCTTCTCGACACTGACGACCCCGTGGGCGCAGTGGCTAAGGTTATGAACGGAGCGCAACCGCTCCAAGACTTCGTTCGCATGGTGGAGCTAGCCGAGAACAGCGGCGCCCCGGCCGTGAAAGGGCTCACTTCAGCCGTCCTGCAAAACGCCGTCACTAAATCGGTGAAGGGGGGTGAACTGAACTTCGGCATGCTCGATGACGCGCTTAACCGCCCGGTGCGTGCTGGGCTGCCGAGCCTGCTACAGATGATGCGGAGCACGGGCCTCCTCGACGTTGGGGAGAGCGGGCGCCTGACGCAACTCCTGGCGGCTGGGCAGAAGGCCGAAGGCGTCGAGGAACTGGCGCGCGGTGGTCCCGGCATTCCGCTGCCCACTCAGCTAAGCGAAGGGGTGCAGGTCGCCATCAAGACGCTGGGCTCCCATACCGGCGGTCGCATCGGCGAGGCTGTCTTGGGGCGCACGACCTTGATCTCGCAAGCCGCATTCTCGGGGTGGGCTTTGAAGCTCGCTACGCGGGCTGGCGTCGTGCAAGCGACCGACCTTCTCCAGCAAGCGGTCGAGAACCCGAAGGTGATGGCCGATCTGCTGAGGGCACCTACCACGCAAGCTGAAGCGATCATGTGGGGACGGCGCTTGCATATGTATACGTTCAATTCCATAGCGGAGGGAGAGGCTCCAGAACCGCCGAAGGAGAGTGACCCCTACGATGAGCCGCCGCCTCCAGAGGCAGCCGCCAGTGAGGGGTCTTCGGGTGGGGCGCCCCCTACTCCCCCGCCGCCACCGGCCGCTACAGCGCCTTCTCCTGCGCCCTACGAGCCCCCCGGTAAAGCTCTGCTTCCGGTGATCCAGAAGCTCGAAGGGAGCGCCAACAATGCTACGTCGCGGAAGGGGGCTATCGGGCGTAACCAGATAGAGCCATCTACGGCTCACGCCTACGGTTTCTCCGACGCCACTCCTGAGAAGCTTAAAGACCCGGCGTACAACGACTATGTGGCAACGCACATTCTCTCGGGTCTCCTCCACCAGTTCGGCGGTAATACGAAAGCGGTGCTCGTCGCTTACAACGCCGGCCCGACTGTAGCGCGGCGTTGGCTCGCTGCTGGGGAAGATAACTCGGTGCTGCCAACCGAAACGCAGAAGTATCTAGAACACGCTAGTAGGCTGGGCTTGCAATAGCTGGTCTCACGTGATACCGTAGCTCTTCAGGATAGGGCGCCCCATGACCATCGAAACTCCAGCGTTCAAAACCACTGTCACCGGGAACGGCGCTGCTACCGTCTTCTCGTTCAGCCCAGTTGTGCTATACGCTGATGGCCAGCTTACCGTGTTCATGCTCGACCTCGATGGCAATCAGACGCAGCTTGTCGAGGGCACCGGCACGGGCAATTTTGGCGTCAACATGCTGACCGGCTATCCGGGCACGGGCTCCATCACGTACCCGAATGACGGAGTGAGCCCGCCGCTCGCGACCGGCTGGAAGCTCGCCATCCTGCCTGACTTTCCGCTGGTGCAGACGCTCGCTCTCGACAATCAGGGCGGCTACCTACCGGAGAACCAAGAGCAAGCTCTCGACTACCTTACTATGCTGGTGCAGCAGCTACAGGCTGAGCTTGACCTGTGCCTGCAAGTGCCGGTTACAGGAGCTACCCCAGGAGCTACGCTCGCGGCCGATCTGGAAGCCGTCGCCGCCAATCTCCCGGCCATCGGGATCGCTGCGGCGCAGAACATAGGCCCGGCGGTCGCCATCGCCACCGGCACGAGCCAAACTCGCTCTATCGCCGACTGGCTGGCGTCCGACATGTGGCCTGAAGATTTTGGCACCACGGGCACGAACGATGACACGACCGTAGTGCAAGACGCGCTCACCACCATCGCCAGCATGGTGGCGTCCATTAACACGGCGAACACTTGGCAGATCGACACCAGCGGGCCATTGCTGCGCTTCAAGTCTGGGCGCAGGTATACGATCAACCCGGCTACGGGGCTGACGAAAGCTGCGGGTTTCAGCATCGATGCCCGAGGAGCCCTTATTGGTACGCCGGAAGCGTCTCCCATCGTCATCACCCTGTCACCGCAGGTCAACCCCAGCGGCGTAGGGTCGCCGTGGAGTGACGAGATCAAGGGCGGCAACTGGACCTGCGTGAACTTCCTTATCCAAGGCAGCGGCACCAATTCGGTTATCTCTTGGACGCAGGGCATCACGCTGCGTGATCTTGGCATGTTCGGCTGGAACCAAGCAGGATCGTTCGTGGTGCCAGAGGGTATCACTGTAGGAAAGTGTGCCAACGCCATCCAGCTAGCGCGCTGCTTCATCAGCAGCTACAACACCGGCATCCGCATCATCGGCCATGACGGTTCCGGTAAGGCGACGCGCGGCCATTCGCGCACGATCATCGACGGCTGCCATATCGGGCGCTTGGCGCCGCTGACAGGGAGTGGCACAGCGCCCGGCGACGGCAACACCGGCACCGGAATATGGCTGGACCTTGCCGGGGCCGACGGGGAGACCCTGTTGATCTCCGACTTGCTGGTCGAGGGCGCCAATTACGGCATATACCTCGACAATGGCAGCGGCACCAAAGCGACCGCTAATAGCGGCCTCTACGGCGCTGGCGCTGGCGGCGGCAATGCCACTGCCCTAATCACCGGGCTGCGGTGTGACAGCGTTCAGCAGATGGTGTACAACGGGATAGAGGGCTGCACCATCGTCGCGCCTTATGCGCCGCCGAATGAAACGACGCCGATGATTAACGACGCCGCCATCTACGTGAACTACGGCGTCGTCAACGTACTTGGCGCGCGCATCGAGTTCCCCAACGCTGACAGCACCGATAACGCAATGGTGGTCAACCGGGCTAATGGCGCCGTTGGGTTCTGGGAGGGGAATGCCACTGGCGCGGGCCAGCAGTATCCCTTCAACGTGCCGGCGCCGCTGCGCACGCTGGTCGGCGACCAAGTGTGGCAAACGCTCGTCACCGGCGTGCTCTACGTCTATGCGCAGGGCAGCGGCAGCTTCAAATTCCAGTTCATCGACGACGCCGGCTTTTTCTCCAACACGCTCTCGACCGCGATCTCATCGGGTTCGATTAGCGTCGGATCAGGCGACAACGAAGTCACATTCACCATCGGCTCCAGCAGTGTCATCTATGTGGCCTTTGGATCGACTAACTTCACCCTCGCCGGCAATCCCGCCGTGACGGGCTGGAACGCGCAGCCAACTGGTATGGTCGGCGGCGGAATAGCTGCCGGCCACAAGGCGGCGTCCACGACGGTTATGTCCATCACCTTCTACGACCTCGATCTCTCGACGGGGATGGCCTTCACCGGCCTCGCATCCGGGCAGAACATGGCGATCGCGCTGTCGCTTCGGCTTAGCAGCGCATAGGGGGCTAGGATATGGACCCGTCAGGCGCTTATGGAAGCCAAATGCTAAACAAACTGTCACATGACGTATCGCTGACGTTGGGCACTTTCGTTGTCCTATCGTCGAATATCGAAGCCACCGCTGGCGCGATGGCGGCGGTGTTCCTTATGCTGTGCGGGGCCATTACGGTTTACACGCGCGTACAGCAAGCGCGAACGGCAATAGTAATGCGCCACAAGGCCGAGCACGAGCTTAATATGCTCCAGTCCTCGGATGTCCGCCGCGCGGCCGAGGTAATCCTGAACACGGCGACCGAGACGGCGCGGATGCTGCGGATCAAGAGTGAGGAAAGCGAAGCTCTGCGGGCGGCTGTAGCTAAGACGGAGGCGCTAAGTGGCTCATAAGGGCCTCCACAAGGGTAGCAGCTTAGGCGACCACGGGAAGAAGAAATAGCGCGGCTTCTGCCTCCCTGCGCCGCACTAGCCCATGGGATATGATGGGTGGATGGCCGGCGTAGACGTAGAGTTTTAGCCCTTTCGGCACTGCTAGGTAGTCTCCGGTGTTCAGCAGCCGCGTGAATGTGGCTCTCTCCAGGGTGCCGGCTCCCGTATTGAAGGTGAAGCTCACCAGGGCGCCAAACTGGTTCTCGTTGAGCGCCGCAGTGACGGCGTGGACAACGGCCTCCTCGGCTATCGTGAGGTCTGCTTCAAGCACGTCATCTGCTTGGTCTCTCGTGATACCAAGGTGCCAGTCTTCCTTGGACAGCACCCTGTGACCCCAGCCGATGGTCAGATAGCCGTAGCCGTCGTAGTACTCCTTCGGCTGGAAGCTCTCGAAGCTCTCAATAAGCTTGAGCGCGGCGGCGTTAATCATAGCCGCCACGACTTCTGCTTGGGAACTTTGTAAGCGACATGTAGGACGGGCGCCTCGGCTGCTTCAGTAGCGGGGGGCCGGCTGCTATTGCGGAGGAAAACCTCCAGTCGTGCGAGCGCGTTCCACGCAAGCTGCGCTGCGTGCAGCATGTCGGCGTCTTCATGGTTCACGAAACCTTCCAGCGCCTCCCCCGCCATATGCCGCATACAAGCTTCGGTGTACATATTGTAGGCGTCAGGTATATCCAGGTAGCTCATGTCGCCGATTGCTACCTCATGTTTCTTGGCGCCGTACTCGGATACCCGCGCGATCTCCATGAAAGCGCGCGGGAAGCGTGCCAGTACGTTACGGTATATGTTAACCTTCGCGTACTTGGCGGCGGTAGCGGAAGCCAGTTCACTCATATACAACCTCCTGTGGCGCTATTTTAGCCACTTTGCACAGCGCAAGATAGCAGTCCAAGAACTCGCGTTTGGCCCGTGGGGGTGCCCAGCATTGTACATTAACCCCCTCTAGCGGCTGGTACTGATCGAATGCCCACGGTTGCGGGTAGCGCATAATAGCCACCTTCTCCACGGGAACCATTCGGCGATCTATCGTCTTAATTTTGGAGGCACAAATAATACGCCACGGCGTCACTCCGAAACTCTCGTCAATCACGCGACCTATATTAGCCTCCAGGTCGGTGTACGCGGACCCCACCGCATGCTTGACGGCGCGCGATAGGTCGTTAAGGTACGCCTCTGGAGCGTCGTGCAGCAAGACCGCTAGCGCAGCCAAAGGCGGCCACTTCGCCACCGAGAAGGCGTAGCGGGCCATGAGTACGCTATGCTCGGCTACGCTGTAGAACCGGCCGACCATCCCCTGCCCTGAGTACCGGCAGTCCAGCGCCAGACCGTTGGCAATGTCTGATATAAACACCTCTTCCTGCCGAGGGTCGAGTGGGTAGAAGCGGCCACCCAGGCTCGTCTGCTGCCACTCGCCTTTACGACCCGGCATAATGTCGTCGAAGCTGGCGTCGGGTGCCTGCTTAGGCCGCGCGTTCGCTAAGCCCCAGTCCTGACATTGCCCGAAAAACTCTCTCATCATGCTCTCCATTTTGGCGGGTGCTTCCCCTTGCCGTAGCAAGTGATGATGACGCGCTTGCCATTTGGGTACACGCCGATATGGCTGCGCGTCCATGACGACTGCCCGACGTTGTAGCCCTGCTCCAGGTCTCCCGTGATACCAGACACGTAGGCGCCGAACCAGATGCCGGCTGAGTGGCTATGGCCGGTGTTTGTCTTGCGGCCCATTTGGGCGAACTGCATCGCGGACCCAGGACGGCCATTCGACCCGTTGTGCCCGTGGATGCCACACTCTATGCCGCCGTTGGCGTCGCCGCAGATTACGAAGCTCTCGTCCTGCTTGAGGAACTGGAGGGGAACCGGATGCGGGGACATAAACAGTCGGCAAGCGTAGTCCACGATGTTGAAATTGCGCAGCTTTGGCGCCGCGATCTCCTGGTACACCGCCAACTGGAGCTTCAGGAATAGGAGCGCGTTCGGCGGGTCGGTACGGTAATCGGCCTCGCGCAGCCAGCGCTTCAGGGCGTTGTCGTGGTTGCTGTCCACGATCACCGTCTTGCACCACGGGCGGTAGGAGCCCTCGGTCAGGAACCTCGCCACGCTCTGCAATTCTACAGCCACGCTGTCGGTATTATTGATGTACTTCTCGAAGTTGGCGTGCGGGTTCCCGCGATCATGGTGGTTGCGCGAGCGGAAGTCGAGGACATCGTGCATGAACTGGAAGCGCGGCTTCAGCACGTCCATCATGCCGTCTTTGCCCCACAACATCTCATCGACGGCCGCCGGCACGGTGCCCAGGTGTATATCCCCCCAGGTTATGCCCTCCATGCGATGGCCCTTCGTGACCTTGCCGTCCTTGGCACGCAGGGTAAGATCGTATATGGTGCCTTCGCTGTCAGCGTTAAGCTGTCGCACAAACCATACGCCGTCGCTGTCTACCTCGACTAAGAGGCCGCCGTAGCCGTGATGGAAGGACGCCTTAAGCCCTTCCTTCTTCAGGATGTAGTTGCGCTGCGTTACGGTGCCGGTGGTGTAGTTGATCTTGGTGCCCTCGGACTTCTGCGATGCGACCGAGCGCATAGCGAACTGCACGTGGGGGATAATGCCCGACTGCCGGCCCGTGTAAGCTTCCAAGCCGGATAGCGGTTGTACCGCAGTGGGCAGGATGTTCATCTCCCCGCACCAGACGAGCCCTGGGGCCACCTGAACGCTTTGGTCAAGGATATGTGGCTCAAGCTCGGGAGCCCACCACGGCTCACCTCCTGCGCCCTGCGTCGATCCTCGCTTGATGCTGCCCTTGCCATAGGCGGCTTTGTTATAGGTGAAGGTCGAGACGTGAATGCTGGCGTTATAATGCTTCGCCAGCGCCTTAATGTTCTCCCACGCAGGCGTGAACAGCTTGGTGTTATTCTGGGCGCAGGTGAAGATATAGCGGAACACCCTACCCTCGGGCGGCACGTCCCAGGTGGTGCGGGGCAGCGTCTTCACGGCGCCATGCAGGGCTCTAAAAAGGGGCATTATTGAACGCTCTCATGTGCGGGGTGGATGACGGTTATGGCGCCCGTCAGTACGTAGACGACGCGGTCGGGGCGGTCTTGACCGCCGAAGATTACGATGCGCGGGCCTATGAAGCATATACCCTCACAGCCGCATGGACATGGGCAGGCTAGTGCCATTATCTCAGGTGATAGCTTTGACCGCGACCCGCCGCCGCAGGAGCATGAGGAACTCTTCTGCGTCGAGGATAACGAGCCAGGGTTTGTGGCTTCGTCTGTGGAATACAACAGGTATCTCCCCCGGTGCCTTGTCGCGGGTGGCTTGGTCCATAGCCGGGTACAGCGACAAAATTTCCGTTCTCTTGACTTCCATATGGAAGCCTTCTATTGAATGTACTACATCTGGTGATCCAGGTCCACCCCTAAATTGCTGTCCACGGCGCGCCTCGAAGCCAAAACGGCGCAAAAGGTCACGCACCTCAAGCTCGCCAGTCTTCCCCTTATCCCGCTGCATCTTACCCACTACAATTTCCTCGCGAATACAAGTTTCGGATGTAGGTTCTTGGTATCCCATACACGAGCGCCAGAATAATCGTCCGTGCCCGGCCCCGCGACACGCCTACAGGTGAAACCCTTAGTGGTTCCTACGTGCTGCCAGCCGTCTCGCAAGTACAATTCCCCAGTTCTCGGGGGCTCTACAAGGGTCTCCCAGCCTTCCACGTCGTCTCCGTAGTTAAGCGGCCAATCCAGGGCTACTACACTGCGAAACTTGGCTACTATGGCTGTGGCGAAGTTGCGAACGGGGTACGAGCCACCCTTCTTGCTTATGTGAAAGAACGTGTTATTCACGATCTTATGTATGCTGGCCCCCGGAAAGAACTCATTGCGCCCCGGCAGGAATAGTCCAGCGCTACCCGCCACCGTCGCCCCGTAAACTACGCCGCGTACCGACACAAGATAAATAAGCTGGCGGCCCACAAACCCGCGCGGCTTTGAATAGTGGTCGGCCATCCACACCCTCAAGCGCAGGTCAGACTTGGGGATGCGGGTTAGCTCAATCATAGCCCGTACCTTTCTCCGACGTTAATCTTGCCGTCAATTGGCCAATCTTGAGCGAACGTGCCGCGCGTGTCGATCAGCAGGCGCTTGAACTCTTCAGCACTGCCGAAGCCCGGCTTCTCCTCGGTGGCGATCTCGTCGTATACGGTAAGGATCGGATGGTAGCCGGCGAGGCGAAGGCGCCGCTTGCCGGGCTCCATGATCTGACGCGCGGTGGCCTGCGTCCAGTTTTCCGTGAGCTTCCCCCCGTAGGTGTAGACGCGCTTCCAGTGGCCCTCCTTCTGCGCCATGTATGAGAGCTTAGGCACGGGCTTGCACCCGCACGTGCCATTGGCGCAATCTTCGCGCGTCACCGGCTGGTGCCACTGCGGCATCCCGGCGCGTATCTGCGGCTGGAAGTACCATAGGCGCTTCTCGCCATCGGGCAACAGCATCGTCAGCCATTCGTCTATGATCTGGAACTCGGCGCCGCATGGCTTAACCCGGAACATATGGCCGGGGTACGTTACGGCCTCAGTGGCGGCGCTTTCCATGTTGCGCCACATATCTACGATGGCCGGGCACTCTTTGCGCCACGCCTTGCAGAAGCCGATGATCGCCTCGTCGCTATGGATGGGGCGCGGGTCGAACTTGAGCCACGCATTGAGAGCGCCCTGGTAGCCGAACGCTAGCTCGCATCTCTTACCATCCTGGCGTTCCGGCATTTTCTTAGTGCAGGTGCCGGGCGCCCAGCCGTAAATCTTGTCGGCCGTAAGCTCGTAAATCTTAGCCTTATTGCGGAACGCCTCGATCTTCCACTCCTCACCGGCGCCGCACGCGAGCACCACGGCCTCGATGGAGGAATAGTCACCGGAGTAGATGACGTTCCCCGGCTCGCCCTTGATCCAGTACCGGCTTGCCTTGCTCACGACTTCCATAGCCTCGCCGTAGCAGGTATCCAGCCACTCTGGGTCGCGGTAGGCAATGTCGCCGCATAGCTGAGCGCTGTCCATGTCTTCGAGCGGTCGCGCTAAGTTCAGCGGTTGGAAGCCACTGCCAGTCTCACGCCCCGTAGCCGCGCCGTGGTAGCGCGTCTGAAAGCGAGCGCGGCCGTCGCTACCGCAATGGCGCATCATAGCATCCAGCTTCTTCGTGCTAGCCTTGTTCACCTCGACCCGTATCTCCAGCGCCCGGCGAGCGGGACCGCGCGGTATCTCACCATCCTCCATCAGGTCGTTGAGGTACTCAGCTCGCATGTTGTCGAGGTTAATCTCGTGCCCGGCCATCCACGCGATGACCTTGGCACCTTGGGTGGGGTTGAGGCCGGTGATGGCCCGGAACTCGGACACCAGCATAGTGCTGCGTTTTTCTACAACTGCGATGGCGTCGGCAATCCCTTCCTGGTCGAGGTAAAGGCCGCGCAGGTTCGTCTCCAGCGTGAGAAGGAAAATCTCAAGCTCGTGCGGCGGAAGACCCCCGAGGTGCTTGCTCACCGCGCGCTCCAACTCCACGTCATCGACGCAGTAGGCGACAAAGCGCGCAAGATCGTCAGCCGGGATCGTCCCCTTGTGCGCCGTCTTGAGATAGAGCTTGCTGTATTTCGAGATAAGACGCCCACCGTCCGCATTCTTGGCACCGATACCAAGGGCCTGTGCTAGCCTGTCGAGAGCCGCAGGCAGAGCGTAGTAGCACGCAACCGCCATCGTATCCCGCCACTGGGTCAAGGGGACAGACGGCCATGAGAACTTCCTTTCGAGTATGTTGAGCCAGTGGGATAGCTCGAACGAGATGTTGTGCGCCTCAAGGTCATGCCCGTCCGCTATGGCGTCGAACAGCGCTTGCGGAGGTGCCATATATGGGGTCCAAACCTGAACAGCGGCGTCATCTATGGCGTAGCAGGCGCAGATGATCTCCGTCGTCGGGTCCTCTGAATAAACCCAAGCGCCAACGCGCTTCAGGTCTGCGTAGGAGCGCGTCTCAAGGTCCAGCGTGATAGTCATGTGCGATCCGGCTTTAGTGAATACCCGAAACCGTACCTAGCTTTTATGTTGTAGCCCATCTTGCGCAAGTGCATGATCGTTATGCGCAGGGCCACGTCGGGGTCCTTGGGCTGGCGGTCGAACCGCGATAGCACGAATTTCTCGCCGCGCCGCCAGTCTTCCCCCCACAAGGAATTGATTATGGTCTCACGTGATACCGAGTTTCCGCGCCCGCTGGCGATGATGCCCAAGACCGCTCTTGGTAGTGGCGCCATATTCGGCTCCTTGAGGGCCATGACAAAGGCGTAGAGAGAGACGGTCGTGAAGTCGCTCACGACAGCTTCCCGACCAACCCGACTACGGCTAGCGCATAGCCGCTGTAAATCAACACGTTGTTCCAGTCGCCTTTGAACCCCTGAGCGATGGCGATGCCGAGGTAGCACAAGCCGGGTATTATGACGAGAGCCGTGCTCACGGTTGCACGTGCTCTTTCGGCTTGCGCGGCCTCATGGGCACCGTACCGTCCTTTATCCACTCAGCCGCAATGTTCATGTTCTCGGCGAGGATGCGGCCGTCTATATCCGCGTTCGCCATGTAGGAGAACACGAGCGCGCGTAGCTTCTGGCCGTCGTTTTCGAGAAACGAAAACTCGTCAGCAATCTCTGCGGCTGGCTCCTCGGCCACTATTTCCTCCAAAGAAAACCCCGGGCTGTTGCGGCTCGCACTAACGGCAGCCCAGGGAATTTACGCAGCCGTCTTATCGAGCGCGGCGGCTGCGGGTGGCAGGTTCGCCGGCGGCCACGACAGGCGTGCCGACGGGCTTGAACAAGCTGGAGTGGTCCGACGACGCGATCAGCTTCTCGCCGTCCTTCGTCTTCTGGAACGCCGACAGGTAGAACTTCATCGCCTTGTCGCCGCCGTTGTCGAGGTAGCACAAGATGGTGACGGCGCACTGGCCATACATGCCAGGGTAAATTGCCGCGCGCTGGGCGGGGCCGATGGCCTTCACGTTCTCGTCGTAGACTTGGATACCCCCCGGCGCGTCCTGGCCGTTCAAGTTGAACAACGTATTGGCGCGGATGACGATGGTGCCCTTATATGCCTCACCTTCCTTGCCCTTGTCGGCACGCTTCTTCGCCAGCTTGTCGCCGTCGAGGAAGGGCGAGCGGATCGAGCCGTCGAGAAACTCCTTCTCGGCGCTGTCGCCCCACTCCTGGCAAGCAGCCTCGATCAGGTCGTCCTCGATGGTGCCCTGGCCCGTGACGGCTTCGGGAGCGAACGCAAGCTCGATCTTGTAGAACGGCGTGCCGGCCTTCTCGGTGCGCGGGTCCACGTAAGCGTCTTTCTCAAACAAGGCCTCGTTAATGACCCGGCCCTCGGGCAGCAGGAACGTCACAGTCTCTTTCTTAGGTGCGGGCATAGTAGCCTCCTGTGGTTAAACCTTCCTCGTCTTAGTCGCGGCCTGGAACATGGCCTTGGTGTCCTGGTTCACGGCCGCTCGCGGGTCCATATCCTTCACAACCGTCAAGCCGGTGTCAGGCTTGAACGCCCAGCGAGCGACAAATGCCTCCCCCTCTGGTAGAGCCTCCATCTGCGCCGGGCTCAAGAGTTCGGGCGCAGTGTATGCACTGTCGCCGAATGCGGCTTTGGCAGCGGCTTCGGCTCCGTCTTTGAATATACGGTTAGCCTTTGCCTTAGCGAGCTTGAAGCCGGCGATTTTATGCCCAGCTTCGAGGCGACCGAAAGCAGTCTTGCTCGCAGCCTTCCCCACAATCTTCGCCGTCTCCAGCAATGTAAGGAAACGACTGACTTGCTCGTTTGTAAGTTCATCGGCAGTCCTCGACATCGCGCCCATCATCGTCTCCAGTTCGGCCATGTCTGATACCAGTTGGGGGCACGCCCGAAACCGTACCGGGCAGAATCGGCAGTGCTCACCGCTGGCGGTATCACGTGAGACCAAGGCGCGGTCCATCGCGGGGATCAGTTGCCCCAGGAGCCACTGCTCAAGGTTCTCGGTTGAGATAGACCACATGCGATGCGCTTCCCCGAAGCACCGGGGCTGCACGATATGCAGCACGACCATATCTACCTGGTCCCAGAGCTTCAATTGCTCCAGGGCGCCACAAGCGTAGCCCATCGTCTGCGGATTATGCTTCACCTCGACGTAGATGCCAGCGCCATGCTTGTAATCCCATATATGCAGCACGCGCCCGAGCTCATCGAGGTACACAATGTCCGCCGTGCCGTAAAACAGAGCATGGATCGTCGGGCAGTAGTATTTCTCCTCGGTCCAGAAGTTGCCCTGATTGCGGTCGGGATGGGCCTTGCGGACAGCGGACAAACACACCTGAACCGCGTCTGCCATCGGCTTTTCAATAGCGCCGCCGATGTATTCCCAGGCGTCTTTCTGCTCCTGGAAGGCTAGGTCGAGCAGTTCGTGCGCCGCCGTCCCTGGCTTGGCGAACTCACCGTCGTCGTCATCATCGTGTAGGCCCTCGCTCAGGCCTACGGAGCCTGGGCACGCCATGAAGCGCTCAGCACCAGACATGCCGAGGGGACTATGGCCAGCGGGAACTTCGCTCATAGCCAGCGCCTCCACAAGTCCACAAGTACAATCGCGAAAAATACTACGCCCAGCCATACCAGCGACACCAGCGCCAGCTTAGCGGCGAACAGAAGCAGAGTGTCTGGCGTGCTCATTTCGTCGCCTCGATCATGCGCCGCACCTCGTCGATGAAGTCACGGCGCTGAACACCTTTCATCTCGCCCACTGTCTTGACCCCGAACTTGGCGACTAGCTCGGTGACGACGCGCGGTGTGAGCGCACGGGCGCCTGCACTGGCAGCCTTCGCCAGATCAGCGTCCGTGATCTCTTCAGAAGGGGATGCAGTCGCAGCGATCGACGGGGTTTCCGCAGAAGTCGCAGGTGCTCGGCGACGGCTTGTGGAGACGGCTGAGGGGGCAGGGGATGGTTCCGTAGCACCAGCCGCCGCTGGGGCTTCCACAAGTGGCACACTTGCGACTGTGGAAGCGTTTCGATGGCGTGTCGTCGGCGGCGTAGGGTCCACGGGTGCGGCTTCTGCAACCTCCCCGCTGATGGCGTTGGCCTTGCGCCGGCGCGAAGTCTCGCGCGGTTCCGGCGCAGCAGCAACCACTTGTTCCGGCGCAGCAGCAACCACTTGCTGCGCTACAGTATCACGTGATGCCGCTTCGTAGGCATGCTCGATGGTGACGCGGCGCAGGGCTATGGCGTCGATGATCGCCCGCGCCCAATCGCCTTCTTCGGCAGCAGATAGCTCGATGGTGATCTTCATGTGTAACCCCTGTAACTAGAGGAAGAATGGTAACATAGTCTTCAGCAAAGGTCAATGTTTATCGAGTGCAGCGTGGATGTTGATCGCCTTGTCGATGGCAGTTGCGAGCACGCGCTCGTCTAGGGTGCCTGGGCAAACGGGGATATGGCCTATGGTGCGCGCGCCCGTCTGACCCATGCGATTTATGCGGTCGAGTAGCTGATCGTTCTTCCCCGGCACCCAATCGAACTCAGCTAGCACCGCGTCTTGCGCAGCCGTCAGTGTCCACCCCTCCCCCAGCGGTAGCATCTGCCCGAGGATTATCTTCACTCGATCGTCGGACTGGAAGCGGTCCACCGCATTCTGTTTGCGCGAGACGCTAGTGCGGCCGTCCATATACACTAGGCCATACCGCTCCAGGCGCCCGCGCAGGTAATCAAGAACCGCATGATGCCACGCCGAGACGACAAGTTTAGTAACGCCGCCCTCCATCAAGTCGTCTATGTAAGTGGCGACGGATGGGGCTTTAGCAAGCCCTAATTCCTTGCGCGCGGTAGCTATAGCGCCGTCGATTGGAACCCCCCGGTCGAACGCCGCCGGGTCAAGCTCGTATAGCTTCGACGCTTGAGCGAAGCCAGGATGCTTCAGCGCTTGGCGGATGGCACTCGTGAGCACCAGCGGAAATGGGTGCCACGTCTTGAGTGGCAGTTGCTTGAGAACGTCCACCTTGCGGCGCCGTACCATGAGGTTCTTGCGCAAGCGGAATTGCAGATCGTCGAGGTTGCGAGGGACATTGCGGACCTTGTTTGAATAGTGGAGCTTGCGCGCCCATACTTGCGCTTCAGTGTCGAATGTCATCCCGCGCACCATGCCGCCGCCAAGATCGTAGTAATACTCCACGAAGTCTTCGAGGCTGGCCTTATTGATGGCGCTCCAATTGAGCAGGCGTATGGCGTTGTAGCACTCGCGCGGCTGGTTCGGCAGGATTGTGCCAGAGAGCGCCGTGAAGCGCCCGGTTACGCTGGGCAACCGGTCCTCGGCGCACACGACCTTAGTGCGGTTGTTCCCCCTTGGGTCTTTCATGGCGTGGGCTTCGTCCAGTATCACGTGATCCCACCGCAGGTCGAGGATAGCCGCGAGGATACTCGGATTTGTGAGCATCGCCCATGACAGGATCACGTAGTCGGCCGTGTTGCTGACACCATCTGTTGACTTAAAAACCATTGAGGTGGTGACGTTTAGAACTGTTGACCAGTTCCAAATCTCACGCTGCCAGTTTATCAGTAGGGAGGCAGGGCACACGACGAGGGTGCGATTAGCACGTATAGCGTTGCTGACAAGGATGCCTTCGCACGACTTTCCGAGGCCGGGATCGTCGCCTATGAGCGCGTGGTTGCGCTCGATTACGTATTCCGCGCCCGCGAACTGAAACTCCATTGGCGCTGTAGAAGGGGGATGCGGCGCACGGTAGAACAGTGGCTCTTCTGCCCAGGAGCGCCCGACATCGTAGTTCATAGCGAACTCGCCAGATACGCAAACCCTATTGTCTCCCCAGGTGCCAGCCGCATAATATCCCCGGACGTATAGATCGCTGTCACCATCCCCAGCAGTGCTCCGTCAGCGCCCACTACGGGGCCGCCGCTCATGCCTGGAACGATATGGCCGGCTATGGCAAAACCCCACACTCTCTCTTTGCCGTACATAGTCCAGGCATGTAGCAGCACAACACGACCGGCCACGTTTTGCTTAAAGCCACCGCAAGACGAGCCGTACACATGCACGCTTTCCCCTAGCACCGGGTCGCGCCTCGGGAGGGGCCTGCCGTAGTGGCTGGGGAAAGTTGAAATGTCTTTGCCCGGCACAACCGTTGCCCCAAGGAACGTTGGCACGCCGTGCGCGGTAGCTACGGCCATGCTATCGGTGAGTTGGGTGGCCGAAGCGTTCTCCCCCAGCAACGGGCACTCCCCGACGCTATAGGTTATAAGATCAGGGGCGTACCCCGGATAGTTGCCGCCGACGCATGCCCCGAGCGCCAGCGGGATAGCTACGCTGGCGCTCTTAAACATCACAACCACCCGTTCGCGCGCGCTACCGCCTCGGCGCAATCGACTAGCGCCAAGCTCTCGCGTCCCAGCGCATCATCCGCGCGCGTGGTTTTCCAGTGCGTCCGCGCTTCCGCCAGTGTGAAATAGCGACATCCGGCGCGGATGGTGACGTGCCCGGCGCCTTCATTGAAAACAAAAAACGCATAGCCGTCAGAGCGTTGTCCGATTAATCGCGCATTCGCGCCGATCAAATCGGCGTCGGCCAAATTGGCGCCGCGCAAGTTGGCGCGGCGCAAGTTGGCGCGGTACAAATCGGCGCCGATCAAATTGACACGGCACAAGTTGGCGTCGGTCAAATCGGCGCCGATCAAATTGACACGGCACAAATCGGCGCCGGCCAAATCGGCGCGGTACAAATCGGCGTCGGTCAAATCGGCGTCGGCCAAATTGGCGCCGATCAAATTGGCGCCGCGCAAGTTCGCGCCGCTCAAGTTGGCACGGCACAAATCGGCGCCGGCCAAATCGGCGAGGCACAAGTTGGCGTCGGCCAAATTGGCGCCGATCAAATTGGCGCCGATCAAATTGGCGCCGCGCAAGTTCGCGCCGCTCAAGTTCGCGCAACGGCCGCCTTCGCCGGCGGACCATATAGCATGGTCGGCAAGAATTTTGGCGAGTTCGCTAGCTTCCATTTCATTTCTCCATCTTAGAATAGCGCGAAGATAAGCGCGCCGATTATGAAACTTACAACCGGGCTATCCTGCGCAATCGGGCGCGGCGTTGGGAGCGCTTGCGTGTAGGGATTAGCCGGCTGCGGCGTAGCACAGCCCGCCAACAGCACGGCCATGAGCAACAAAACTCTCACGGCATGATGATCCCAGGCACACGCTTGACAGGCGAGCCTACGCTGTCGAGCGCCTGCACCAACGCCAGGATCACCGCCGATGCGCGCATAAGAGTGTCGGCGAACCCCGGCGGCATCTGGCCACCGTAGTTCGTGACCATGTTCTTGAGGTTCTCGGCCGTGTCGAAAACCTCTTGCTTCGTCATTGCGACATTGCCGCCGCCAAGGTCTCTCATGTGGGGTCTCCAGGCAATTTAGGATCGGCCATAATAGTGAGGGAGATACAGCCGGCGGTGACTTGTGTGTACCCCGCTGCACCGTTGTTGCTGCGCCAGTTGAAGTTAGCCCGTGAGCAGCCCTCCTCAGTGAACGGCCCCAAGACGTTCGCGCTAAGGGCATGCGCGCCGCGCACCGTGCCAACAATTACATAAACATATGGCTTTGGTGGCGCCGCATAGGCCGTCGTCGTAAGCGCCACACCTACGAAAGCGGCTAGAAAAGCCCCGTGTTTCATTATCATCTCCATTGGTCGCCGTTGCTGTCTTTCGGCATTCTCTTGCCGATGGCGTAATGGGTGTCCATGTAGTTGAGGATGAATAGCAGCACCGCTACCCCGATAACCCAAATCATGGTGGCACCCCGGAAAAATTGCCCCGGCGCGCTTGGCGTGCTCATGTATGGCTGCCGAATGGCGCCGGGGCTAGGTTGTGCTCGGAAGGAGCACCCCAAAACCCGGCTGGGATCATCCATGCCGGGCCTGGGATCACGTGATACCGGGGTTTACGTGGGGTCGAAGCCAATCTCAAGCTTCGCGCCAACCTCGGTCGCGCACCACTGGGTGAAAGCCATCTTGTCACTGGCCTTCAATTCCTGGAACGCGGCCTTGAGAGCCTCGATGCCGACGAGGATCACCGCATTCTTCTGAGAGCGAGCACCGCCGAGATCGACCGCATCGTCGTCTTCATTCGAATTGGTGTAGCCGGCGCCCTCGTTCGCAGCCTTGAGCTCTTCGACTTCGGCCTTTCTCTTGTCGCGCAAGGTCTTGTTCGCTTCCTTGTTCTTGCCGCGCATGTCGGCGAGAGCGAGAGCCGGGTTTGGGGACTTGCCGACCGCGACGAGCTTGCGGATCGTCTCGTAAGACTGGGAGAGGTTCTCGGCGGCCCAAGTGGCGAACTTGATGCCGGCTTCCTTGCACCGGGTAGCCGCTACCTCCAACTGGATCGCCGCCGCGAGCCGGTGATCGTCTGCGTCGTCTTCGAGCTTGGCGGCCTTTTCCAGCCGAACATTAATTTCCTTGGCGATTGGCTTCAGGCGTTCCTCTTCGGCTGCCTGCTCCTTCGCCTTCACCTCGGAGGCACTGCCCTTGGCGGCCTTGGCTTTCTCCTTCGCCGCCTCCTTGGCGGCCTTCTCCTTGGCAGCCTTCGCGTCCAGAGCGGCCTTGATCTTGGCCTTACCGCTCGCGACCTTCTCAGCTGCGGCCGCCGCCTTCTCTTCCTTGAGGCGCAGCTTCTCCGCGCTCTTCTTAGCAAGCGCCGCCGCTTTATCCTCTACCGCCTTAATAGCGGCAAGGTCTTCTGGGGAATTGTCACGTTCATCGGACATGGTGGGTGCCTCCGTTCGATGGCTGGGGAAGGATCACCTTGACCGTCCCCCTGGACCGTCACAAAGATGGTATCACGTGATGCTGTGCTTCGCAACAAATTATTTAGCGGTTCGTCAAATGTATGCCTGCTAGTGCAGCGCGACGGCGAGCACCGTACACCAACGCCCTCTTGCGCGTAACAGGGGGCCGCTTCGGCGCGTCGGGATCGGGCAGCTTTTTAGGGCCGCCGCTGCGAATGGCCGGAGCGCTCAGGATGACTTCCTGCACCTCCAGGCCATTGTAGAGGATGTAGTCAATCCCGAGCCTGTCGTGGTGGTTGATCTGCGCGCCGTCATTATGGCTGAACTGGATGGCGTGCGCCGGGACCCCGTGGGACACCTTATCCACGATATAGCAGGATGCGGTGTTAAATTCCACGATGTGTACCGGGAAGGGAAACACGTCTTGCAGGCGCTTGACCATGCGCGCGTCCATGCACGAGATAGAGCATCCCTGGCGGGCGCGTAGAACATCCACGCGAGCGCGGCATAGCTGAATAGGCTCACCCCGGTATGGATCGCATGGGACGCGAATGAAGTTGTCGAAGTTCTCCTCGTCGTAGTAGATGCGGTGCGTGCGTGTGTGTGTGTGCTTCATAGCTTAACCCCTGGCGGTGGTGGTTCGTGATCGCTCTCAAACTCAGCCTTAGCGGCTGGTGACATGGCGCGGTAGTGCTCGCAGAACTTCGACCAATGGTAGCAAGCCAGCGCCACCAACTCTTCTTCCGCCTCTGGCAAGCCGGTATCCTCGTCGTCGTGGTCCGGCGGCGCCGGGCGGAAGGCGGGGTATGGCTTTCCCCCAAGCCCGAGGGTTATTGTCCCACTTGGGACAACTGCTGCCTTGGCCCGGTGCGCGGTGCCACGTCCTGCGCCCGTAGCCGCAGCTATCTCTCGCACTGAAGCGGTTGGGTTGGCCGCGGCATAAGTCTCAGCCCGAGCTATAGGGGCAACTCCGCAATCGCAGGCGGCATCCACCCCGCACTTGGGGCAGTAGTACCGGATAGCCTCGGGCTGGTGTAGCTGGTGGATACTCATAGGGAACCCCTGTTCCAATCGAGGAAGCGATGGTATCACGTGATGCCCCTAATTGCAAAGGAAATGTTACTGTCTATAACCCCTTGACATCGCACCCTAAAGTGGGGTATGCTCGGCCTATAATTGTCACAGGGCTGGTCTTTCCATGGCGAACTCCCTGTTAGAAGCCGCGTTGGCATACGCCGCGCGGGGATGGCCGATCTTTCCTTGCGACACGCTAAAGCATCCACGTACCACTAATGGTGTTATGGATGCCACTACAGATACCATTACTATACGTGAGTGGTGGGACCGCTGGCCCCGCGCCAACATCGGCCTAGACGTTGGCGGCGCTGGCATGATGGTTGTGGACGTGGACGCCTACAAGCCAGCGTTCGACCAGAAGGCATTCACAGAACTACAGTTGCCCGAAACGAAGCTGACGCAGAAGTCCCCGCGTGGGGGAACGCACTATTTCTTTGAGCTAGCCGAAGGGGAGATAGTATCAAATGACGCCACTGGAAAACTCGCGCCCTGTTGTGACGTTCGATCCTTTCACGGCTATGTCTTATTGGCTCCGAGTGCCACGGCCGATGGGCCATATGTTTGGCAGGGCGAAGGCAAACCGAGCTACCGCGCAGACGAGATGGTACGAAGGGCCAATAGCCACCGTGAGAAGTCGGCCGCCCGCGACGAATGGATAATCGCCGCTGACCTTCCTGAGAACGTCGCCGCTTGTGCGGCATGGCTGGCGGAGAAGGCGAAACCGGCCATCAAGGGGCAAGGCGGCAACAGCATCGCCTATGCCACGGCCGCCATGTGCAAGAGCTTCGGCATATCCGAGGCGACGGCCTTCGATCTTATGTGGGAGCATTGGCGCTCGCGTTGCACGCCCGTATGGTATTCCGAGGAAACTCTTGAGACTGTCATCGAGCATGGCTACCGCTATAACACGTCGCCGCCAGGGAACATGACGGCCGCTTACAAGGTGGCGAAGAGCGCGAGCCTATTCAGCAAGGCGCAGGAAGTGCCGAGTGAGGGGCAGCAACTTATCACGCCCGATGGCAGGTTCCGCTTTGTTGATCGAGACGGGATGGCTGCGATCAAGCCCCCGTCATGGTTGCTGGAAAACTTCCTGCCCAGTGATGCTTACGCCATGCTGTTTGGCGCGCCGGGCACGTTCAAGAGCTTCCTGGCGCTGGACATGGCGCTGAGCATCGTGACCGGTATCCCAAGCGATCCTGTGTGGAATGTGGTGCGTCCCGGCAATGTGCTTTATGCGGCCGGCGAGGGCCGGTCCCATATCGCCGCCCGTGTGGCAGCGTGGGAGGAGGTGCATTGGAATGGCCAGAGAGCGCAGGGGATCGTGCTGGGTGACCCTGTGCCTAACGTGGCGGAGGATTGGCAAGCTTTCATAGATGGTGCCCTGGCGCTTTCTCCTGAGGGCTACGCGCTTACCATAATCGACACGGCCGGGACTAGCTTAGCCGGCGAGAATGAAGGAGCCTTCGAGAGCGCGAGCTTATTCACGCGCAAGGTGCGTGGGCTGACGATGGCGTTCGGCGGCGCAGTGCTCGCGATCCACCATGTGGGCCATGACGCCAAGGGGCGGCCGATAGGCTCGACCGCGTTCCTGCGCGACCCCGATACGCTTGTGAGCGTGACGCGCGAAGGCAAGCAGATGGTGGTCGCTGTCAGCATGGTGAAGCAGAGAGATCACGAGGAATGGACAAAGCCTCATATGGTTGCGCTCAAAGGGGCACGCGATAGCCTTGTCGCCGTGAAAACGTCAACCCCGCCACCAGCGCCTAAAGCTCCCAAAGATGACGCGAAAATCCTAATGGAGCAATCGGCCGTGGACAAGGTGGTCGAGCGCGCCATCCGTGAAGAGCTATCTAAGAACCGGGCGGGAGCTTATTCAATGCTGCAATTCGCAACCATCCTTGCCATGCGCGAGGATATAGAAGTCGGGTCGGAAATGCTGCGTCGGCATATCCTGCCGCGCCTTTATCAAGCCAATGGCACGTATGCCAGTAAGGCCTACCACCCGGAAAACAAGCCCGCCGACCGATGGCGCTGGTACACTGAATAGTATGCACAGGGAGTGCGTTACTCAAGCAAAAGTAGCGCAATAAAAAGCCGGGCTAAACAGCCGATCCTGCTGTTGGTAACATTACCAACCATTACCAAACCCCATTACCAAAAGTCTATTACCAAAACTAATTGGCCATATATAGCAGTGTGTTAGGGTACTTTTGGTAATTGGTAATGGCACACTTTTGGTAATGGTGTAACCCTCCCTCTCTTTTAAGAGAGAGGAGAGGGGTTTACACACACCAAGTGCCGACCGGATAGAAAAGATTAGCTGAAGGGATCACGTGATACCGTGGCAACCCTGTTATGGCCTGGGATAAGAAACCGCCGCCAGGGATAGTGCCGAGGCGGCGGTGGGAGCACTAGTGGTAAGCTGAGTTTATCCAATAGTCGGTCCGATAGTTGGGAGGGCGCTTTGCCCCTTGGAAAGTGGCAGGGTCTAAATGGTACGCAGTGAACTCGTCCTGCCAACGATCGCGCGTGGGCTCGCGTAGCGCCTGATCAACAGGCCGGGCATCACCAGACATGGCTTAGGCTCCCTTCAGGCGGCGATTGAGTTCAGCCTTTACTTGGCGGGCAGTTTCTCCCCGCCATGTCGTGGCGTTCGACAAGAAGTAGGCGACAACTGATTTTCCGCTATCGTCGCCATAGCGGTCGCCGATGTCACCAAGGGATTGCATAGCGTGGAGGTAGGGGACCGCACCAAAGAACGGGTGCTCCCAGTCGCGCGAGCAAAGTCGTGCTAAGGCCGCGATGGAAAATGCTTTTATGGCCGGGTTGGCAACAAAATTAGGCATGGCTTAGGCTCCTTCTTTATGCGCGGCCACTTCCGCGGTCAAATACCAGACTTTGCGCAGTGCTTCCGGGTTGGCAGCCCAGTGTGTGAGGGCTTCCGCTACAGAAAAGTCGCGGCATCCTGCAAAGATACGTAGCTCATTGGTGCGCGAAGCATCGTAAGCGGCCAGGAACTCATAACCGCGCCTGTCCCGGCCCGCATAGAAAACTTTTTTGAGTGTCACGTTGTTGCCGAGTGTCACGCCGTTGCCGAGTGTCACGCCGTCGCCGAGTGTCACGCCGTTGCCGAGTGTCACGTTGTTGCCGAGTGTCACGTACCTGCCGAGTGTCACATTGTCGCCGAGCCCCACGTACCTGTCGAGTGTCACGTCGTCGCCGAGTGTCACGCCGTTGCCGAGTGTCACGTTGTTGCCGAGTGCCACA